CCGCAAACTTGGATGGGTTTGAATGCTTAACGTACGAAAGGTCTTTCCATGAAAGCCGGTGGGGATCTAGCAGTGGCCCGTTGGGCCATGCCGGCGAAGAGTTCCGCTTAGATAAAATACCTGTATCTAAATCCTCATAGTAAGCCTTATAGATGAGGTGGTGATATTTCTGTTTCTTTAATGGTTCCTTCGCCTCAGAAATGTCTGTTGTATCTGATCCGTCATAATCGTCTTCGAAATCTTCGTAGGTGACTTTGCTGAGACAATGAGCGTAGAGGTCCAATGGTCCAAGTCGTTGTCCGACCACGGCGAGCAAACCGCCTGGATCGACTCGTGCCTCAGCCATTGAATCCCATCTCTCAATGAGTTTGTCTCTTGCCGCAGATTCTTTAGCGTTCTCCGGTGACGCAACGTCATCAAACAAACAAAGATCGGCACGATGACCAATGAATTCAGACTCAATACCGTAAGCAGAAACAGTTGGTTCCTTGTTATCCAACCCACCCATGTCCTCCTGTTCAACAATAAATTCTTCAGCCCGCCACAACGACCCTGAAGTTGAAGGCTTAAATCTACCGTAGTCAATCGCCAGACACGCTTCAGCTTTGATAGCTAGCCCTTTGTCAATTAGCACAGGGTCAGGGTCCAACGGGAACTGGCGTTCCAAGGTTTCACGGATACGACGGGAATACATCTTGGCTAGAGACTGCGAAACAGAGCCAATCATCACACGAATCTTGCGGTTCTTCACTATCTGCCACACAGCAATATCGTGAAACAGGGTGGACTTACCTGCACCTGGGGGACAGTTCAACACCACAAACTGTTTATCGTTAGACAGCAAATAGGCTTCGATCTTGTATGCGGCATCTACCTGCCACGGACTAGGGACACGACCCAGATATCTGCGCCGGAAATAGTCAAAGTCGACAAGCCCACGCTGAGCTTCCTCAGATAAACGGTCATATGGGATAACAGGTGGAAGATCAGAAACATCCATGACTTTTGCCCAAGCATCAGCCTGAACACCACCCACCTTCTTACGGGCAGTCCCCTGCTCCAACTTCCCAATTTCTAACTCAGCTTTAGCCTGCTTCTTCTTTGCATCCCACTTCTGTGCAGTGTTGTAATGAACACCAGAAATTTTTGCAGCATCCTTAATTGACATACCAGACGCACGAGCCTGCCAAAAACGTGCCACATCCTGTGGTGGAACTTGTCGTCGCCCGCTACGCCCCGCTGTCATTGTTCTGATAATCTACCATCGTTGGTGGGTGTGCCGTAGAGCAACAGCACTTAAATGAACTGGATGGCTCCGGACCTCCTACACACCCACCGACATTTTTATCGATGAGTGTGCCAGAAGATTACGGGCGGCTTTTCTTTTTCTTTTGTTCCATTGCCGGCTTGAGTTGTGCAGCAGTTGGATAGTTTGGTGTCATAGCCTTTTTCTTTTTCTGGCTATCCAACAAACCAAGCGCATAAGACGACGGAGCTATTTTCTTGCCCATCACGCTAATAGCTTCAGAAGTTTTACGCTTCGTGTCTGCAGCCATAGAACTTTTATTCTTGGCCCTATCCGCAGAAGTGGCAGCTTTCTTTTTAACTTTTTCCATAGCAGCACTTTGAGCTTGTTTAGTTTTGCGAGCAGTATCAGCTGCAGCACCTGGACGCTTCGGAGCCGGAGGTGTACCCGGGTCAACTGGTTTCTTTTTCATAGCCATAAAATTTTCCCATGCTCTCTAAGAAGTGCCGATATATCTTGTTGCAAACAGTAACACAACTGCTACACTCTACGATCACACCCGTCGAGATGACGGCAAACCAGCAATAAACATGGCTGTACACCGGTTGCATGGTGCGGGGCGTAAACAGGGGAACCTGGGTAGATGAACTATTTACTGGTTCAAGCAGCGTGATGAACGACATATCATCAAACAAAGGTGTCGGCTAAATACTTGGCTACGGCGACCTGCTCTAAAGAGAGCGAACCGTGGGGGGAGCTAACAATCTTTAGCCCACCGGATTCGACATACACACAGTGTGTGAATATCAATCACAACCACCCACAGTGACCACAACCCACCACCCAAAGTAGTCACAAAACCACATATCGAGAGCAACCCTAATATGTATCCTATACCCGGGGTGCTACGGCATACCCCCCGTGCTCGATGGTGGCGCTTACCGCGTACGCGCGATGTACGCCGCCGATTCGGGGTGCTCTTACCGCGCGCGCGCGATGAACGAGACCCATACCCCCGCAACACGCCCAAGAATGACACCCCCCTACGGCATCGAGTAACGTTCGAGGCGTGTCGCCTACTGTCGTTGGTCGAGTGTTGCTCGTGTCGTGTGCCAGGGGTTCGAGTGTTGGGGGTCCGGGATCGAGTGTCGGTCGAGGTCGACTCGAGTGGGTCACCGGTACGAATGCGGCTCGAGTGTGGCTCGACTTTTCGAATGACTTGCAATCGTCGAGTGATGGTGGTACGCTCGTCTCATCGAGTCCGCTAATGGGTTCGATCCTTGCGGAGGCGTAAGGCGATTAGTTAGGGGTTAATTGTGGAAATTAAAGAATTATTCGGGTTCGATTACGCTCGCCAGGCGTGGTACGACGAGGGCGTTTATGTCCGATGCGGGCACGCTGAGGCGATGGGTTGCGAATGCTACGGCCGTCTTCACGAGGGTGAGCCTGTAGTGCTCGAGGTCCGCTCATGACCTCGACGACGTGGGCGTGTGAGATCCTCGAGGGCGTCAATTGGTCGGGCGAGTTTCCGTCGTGTTGCTCGTGGTCGGGTTGCCCTCGACCTCCGTCGTTCGTGGTATCTCACCCCGTGCTCGAGTGGGTCCCGACGTGTCTCGAGTGTGTCGACGGCGGCCGATGCGGCGACGTTCGCAAGGTTCGCCACGACGAGTATATGCCAGGTATCGAATATAAACCAACAACTACAACGGAGGCAATCTAAACATGGACATTCACGAAGAACTAAACGCGCTCGACCCCGAACGAATGGCGACGGTCCTCGAGTCGTGGTGCTCGAGTGACGTTCGCGTATCGGTCCGCGAAGAATTACAAAAGGGGATCGACGACGGCGAGGGCCTCGACGGGCGCGCGCTCGAATTGGTATGGGTCATGCATAATCTGCCAGGCGAAAAGTTCACCGACGGCGAGTGTCTCGACTTGATCGGCATCGTGGTCGACGCGTGGAGGGCGCTCGACCTGTAAAGGTTCGCCAGTGTGGCCCCGTTCGGGGGCGTGAGCGTCACGGCTCGACACTGGCACGACGTTCGAGGTAGTCTCGAGGTCACGGGCGCGGAGGCGTTGCCCGTCAACTAGTTAGGGGTTAATCATGCAAAAGGTCACTATCGGTAGACGGGTCCCGAACCTGTCCAACGCGCTCGAGTCATGCTCGACGGACATGGGGCGAGCACTCGACGACGTCGAGCAAGGCTCACTACGTGCCGCGCGTATCACGTGGGCGACGTTCCGCGAGTCTCACGGGTTCAAGTACGACGCGCCCAAGTTGCTCACGTATCCCGCGAGCCAGGCGAAACTTGCCAAGTCTAAAGAATTCACTGTCGGGTTGACTCTTCAACACGCCGCCGTGTCGGGCGTCGAAACTTGCCCGTGGCGCGGAGAATGCGCGCGCGTATGTGTACTAGACAACGGGAATGGACGCTACGCGAACACCCAACAAGGCCGCAACGTTAAAACCTTATTTTTATACGAGCACCCCGAAGAATTCACGCGGCTATTGGCTCACGAGTTGCGCGGCCTGTCTGCCAAGTTCGAGCGCGTCCTAGTCCGTTTAAACGTTAATTCGGATCTTCGATGGTATCGAATTTTGCCCGCATTGGTCGACGGCTCGACGTTCTCGAACGTGTATTTTTATGATTACACGAAGAACGCCGCCGTTCTCAGTGGCTCGGGAATGGTTGCCGCAAACTATCGCGCCGTGTATTCGGTGAACGAGTCGAGCGACCTGGCCAAGGTTGCCGCGTTCGTTGCTCGTGGAGGGACCGCCGCCGTCGTGACGACGCGCAAGAAGAACACGCCGCCGCCGTCGACGTTTATGGGGTTGCCCGTGGTCGATGGTGACTCGACCGATAATCGATTCGACGAGCGCGGCTCGTGGGTTGACCTGGCCGCCAAGGGTAAAGCGCGGGCGTTAATTGGTCGATCCGAATTCGTTCGGGCGATATAGGAGCGGCGACGATGAACCTATACAGATATTTAAATATCCCGTGCATTAATTGCGGCGCGGCATCGGGCGAGTATTGTCGGCCGAAGATAGACGGAGACGAACGGAGCGCGGAGCGGTTCGCGCAATGTGCCGAACGTTTACGCGAAGATATGCGGCAACCTGGCACGGTATTTTGTGGGCAATGTGTACGTGACCTAACGGTATTGGGTCACTCGAGGCATGGTGGAGGGGGTGAATAATGGACGAATATAACTTGACTTTATTGATCATGGGAGCACTGAGCGCGGCGGTCGCGTTGGGTTGGTGGGTTGGCGCGTCGGTCGAGCGTGACAAGTGGCGTCGACGTGCTCAGATTAGTTGGGAACTACGACGTCAACACGAGGACCGCGTCAAATTGTAGTTCGGTATCCCGTACCGCGTAGGCGGCGCGTCGTTCATGACGACGACGGGAGCGATCTAGGCAATTTCGTCTAGACAATTCAACCCTGGGAGGGGTCATGCTAAATAGGGAAATATTAAATATCGATATGGATATGTCGAGGCGTCCTGTCTACGACATCGAGCACGATATCTGGGAGGCGATCGCGGAGGCGAACGGCCTGGACTACGACGACATTGCCGACGGCGACCTCGCCGAGTGGCTTTAGGAGGAGCGGACATGGCAATTTACAGGGTGACACAAGAGTGGACCAACTTCCGAGTGGTCGAGATAGAAGCGGACAGCGCCGACCTGGCATTGGAAGCGGTACAGAACGACGACGGCAACGAGATCGACGGCGGCACGGATAACCATTATCACTCGGTATCGGTGATGGATCCACGCTCGGGATATTTCGAGGACGTCGTATGAATTGCACCGAACCTACGGCAGTAGTTCACGTGACTACGTGCGATGAATTGCGGGCGATACTCATGGCCTACCTATTCGACAGTGAGACGTACACGGAAGCGGAGGAATGCGAATGAGATCACGCGCACATATTCGCGAACGCGACGCGGTACTCCGCTCCACCGATGCCATCACGCGGGCCATACTGGGCGACGCCTGGAATGTCGACGCGCACATGGCGGTCAAGCGCCGACTATTAGACGTCATTGATAGCGCTCGTATAGTTCGATCGCTCGAGGACGGTACACAATTTTTGGGGGACCAATGACCGGAGGACACATGACATACAACGAGTGGTGCGATCTGCATTCATTCAACCCTGACAACGACGACAACTTCAGTCTGTACCTGGTTTGGGTACAACGACAAGAGAGGAACCAATGAACTACAACGAATGGGCGGACATCGGACACGCGAACGGCTGGCTCGACGTGAGAAGATCGGACTCGAACACGAGCACGGAGGGCGCTAAGGACGTGACGATTCGAGCAGGTTCGCAGCGAACCATACTGCTCGAGACTTACGCGCTGTATGGCACGGCCATGACCGACGAGGTAGTCGGGATCTTGTCGGGTCTTCGATCCAAGAATGCGGGCTACTGGAAACGGTGCAGCGAACTACGTCGTGCCGGATTTATTGTCGCGACTGGTGAGACCAGGCAATCGCTGAATGGTTCGATGCAGCAGTGTTGCCGGATCACCGACTCCGGACGTCAAGCGTTAGCGCCGCTGTCATGAGATGGCGGAGGCTGGCTCGTATCGCAGTGAAGCGCGCCAAGGTTGCTGCATTCGAGCATAACGTCAGGCCGTCATCGGATCGTTGGGTTCTGATCCGGAGCAGAGATGGCCGTGTCTGGGCTGGACCTCACCGCTGGCAGGGCCAGACATTCACGGAAGCAGAACGCTTCTGGTATCTGTTTACCAACGCCAAGAGCGCTCGAGCTGCCATTGCCGGATCCGGATTCGTTGGTGTAACAGCGAAGCAGATAGCTTAAATAGAGGTAAGGCAACGCTTAAGCGCTTGCGGGTTACCTACTCGTGACCGTGTTGCCACCACTGGGATCGCCTCCCCGCTCTACCCCGACGGGTTGAGGCGGTCCCTTTTATTTTCTCCAACCCAAGTTGGTTGCCCGCCATACCGCGCACGATGAGTTCGCTTCGCATCCGTTCTTAGTTTGCAGGTCGTCGTACAGCCGGACACCGTGGAAGCATGGATCTTCTCCATCAAATACTTGTTCGTCTTCCGAGGCCGTCGTTGGAATCCCGTCGTGCAGTACGCATACCGGAGGTGAGCAGTAGCCCAAGTCGTATCCGGCTTTAATCCATTCGTCGAATGTCATTTTACTTTCACCATTTCTATCGGTCTGTGTTTGT